TATCGAGCGACGCGCACAAGAAGCCTATGAATCTAGGCGTGATGAGCTCGCCGATATTTTTGAACGCATGGATAGACAACTTGATAATAATCTAGATGAAGGGCTTAAATTAGACCTCGAGAATGAAGCCTCCATTGAATGGCACAATTATGGCTTATCGTTTGACTACGTCGAGCCGTTTACGTTCGACGATCAGCGTGATGGATATTATCGTTTTCAAATCTCATGGGGTGGGCCGTCTGAGGAATTGCGCGCATGGTATGACAGCGAAGACAATCTGCGCGCTCTTGAGTTTTGGTTCTTAGACTGGGGCGAAGGTGCAATGGTTGACGTGATCGACTGCTCAACCATGCGTCAAGCTATGCAGTGGAACTATGATTTAATGAAATGATCAACTCGATCAAACTAGCCCGCCCCGTGCGGGCTTTTTTTTACCCTTATCTTACCCTTACCCATACCCTAAAAACCTCACAGCGCGCGATTGTGTGCGTTTTAAAATGATCAAACAGGCTCATTTTCATTAGATCTAAACTTTTCAATCTAAAACCATGATCAAAAAAAAGATTTGAATTTGATATAAAAATGATATATCATTCCCCTATGCGTGAACGATTGACAAGCGCATATCTTATTAACTTACTTTGGAGTAATAACATGACAGAAAACAAACTTTTACATTATTACATTTGCAACAACCACATATGGTCAAACCTATCAAGAGCGGAAGCATACGCAAATGAGTATTATGAAAAAACTAAAATCATTTTAGGCATTGAAAGAGCAAGCGTTATTTTCAATCAAAAAACTCAACGTTATGAGGAGGCTTAATCATGGGTTTAGATATGTATTTAACAGCAAGTAATTTTTTCTGGACGCACGAGGAAAACGAAAGCATTAAACAGGCACGCGAAATCATAGCCAAAACGCTAGGTTTTAAAACGGAGGAAGTGCAAAACATCACCGTAAAATTAGGTTATTGGCGCAAGGTGAATTGGGTGCATCAATGGTTTGTTAATAACGTGCAAGAGGGCGTTGATGACTGCGGAAAGTATTGGGTATCTCTTGAGCAATTAGAGGAACTCAAAGAACTCTGCGACAAAATACTTGCAAGCCGTGAGCAAGGTTTAGAGTATGCAAGAGAGTTCGCTATGGAATACTTACCGCCCGTTGACGGGTTTTTCTTTGGTCAAGATACAGTTGAAGATAATTATTATTGGGCGTCACTTGCTGAGACAAGTAATCTCATACACGATATTTTATCGCGCCCTCAACTCGCTAATTTTGACTTTCATTATTCAAGTAGTTGGTGAATTATATGAATATCTTTTATAAGCACTATAAAAAACGCGGTGGCACAATTTGGCAATGGCTCGGCGAACTTAACAAACAAGGACGCCGTGAATTGCTGAATAATTTTCTTAAAAACTGCAAGGCACGAGGTGATCGCAAACTAACAAAGTTTCACGAACGCCTTTTAAAAATAAGCGAGGGGTTATATGACTGATCTTGAACTTATCTCATTAGTGGTGGGCTGTTGGATGGTCTGCCACTATTTTTTATAACTCATTAAGGAGTATTTTTTATGTCTAATTTAAACGTTTTAACTAAAGCACAACGCGAAAGTTTAGCGCAAGCTAAACGCTTTTATCGTAGGTATTATGGCTCGCTTGAGGGGTGGACGATCACCAAGTTTATAGGTATGAATGAAGATTCTTTTGGTGGCAAGGCTTTCCCTCAATTCTTAATCAATAAAGGTGAGCAAGCCTCGATCATGGAAATATCACAAGATGAGGAAGGTAACGGCGGAGGTTTTATTTTCCACGATCTCATGGAGAAAAATCAATGAGTAAAAATATATTAACCCAAGATCAAGTTTTTGAGATCGCTGACACGGTTTATTGTGCGGTGATCGAGGAACTAGGCATCACACCTCAATGCGTTGTGGATTATCCCGACGGCTCAGGCTCAACTGATACAGAAAAAGGGGCAAACCTTTATTTTGTTATTGAGGACACAATTAAACACGCTATTAATTTTAACGAATTGGAGGCAACACCATGAAAACGTATCGAATATTTTTCAGAACTTATAGCGAAAGCTATATAGACATCAATGCGGAGGGCGCTGACGAGGCGCTCGAGCATTTTGATATGCAAACTTATGATGAAACAGACGTAAAGTCAGTTGATAATCATATCAACAAAGAGCCGACATTTGTTAGCGAAATTCTTTTCAACGCAAGCGAAGAACGCAAGGCTTTTAATATTTTCAACGAAATTAACAAGGAGCAAGCAAATTATGGTAGGTAAAGTAACGCCATACGACATTATGACGGGCAGTAATCTGCCCGCCATGTTCGGGCTAAATATATTTAAGAGTGCTAACGAGGTTCTGCAAGAGGCGATCGATTACGTCAATGGCAACACACCTCAAGGCATTAATCCAAACGAGGCTATGAATTGGGGCAACACCCTTGAACCCGTCATAGCACAACAAGCCTCAGTTCGATTAGGGCTAGGTAATCCAAGAACCAGGCATGAGAAGGCTGTATTTCACAAGGATTGGCCTTTAGCTGTATCCCTTGACGCGACCGTTATGGGTGACGGGCGAGAGCAATACACCGACATTGATAAAGGCATTATTGTTATGAATGATGACAAGCCTATCGTTCTTGACGGTGAGGGTTGTTTAGAGATCAAGGTTACGGGGAGCGAGGCAGAGTATGAACCCGCACCCTATCGTGGCGTGTATCAACTGCAAGCGCAAATGGCATGCACTAACAGCAGTTGGGGTGCAATTTGTGTTTTGTATCGTGGCACAATTATGCGCTTATTTATTTACAAGCCTGAATCCGACATGCTTGAGCGCATTAAAGAAATAGCTGAAGATTTTGCGCGTCGAATAGAAAAATACAAACGTAACCAGGAAATTGAGTGGTATGACATAACAAGCCCACGCGAGGCTGCTGCGATTTATGATGAAGTATATGATAAAACCGTAGAACTACCTCAGATTGAAAATGACGTTCGCGCATTGCTTGAAACTAATCAAGATATACGCCAACTAAATGATTATAAAAGCGTTTTAGAGTCTAAGATTATGGCTCAGATGAAAGAGGCTAAGTATGCAAAAGCGGGGAAGTGTTTGGTCGAGTGGGGAAGTCGCAGTTATAAACCACAACCCGCAAAAGAAATTCCCGCTAAAGAAGGTTATACAATTAGAAATAAAACACTTAAAGTTAAGGAGATTTAATAATGGAAAATATTGCTAAAGCTTTTGTGCAAGCCCAAAAAGATTTTGCACCCGCGCTAACAGATAGCACCAATCCACATTATCACAATCGATATGTATCTTTACAAGGTTCAATCGAGGCGGTTATTGATGCACTCAATGATAATGGCATAGCGTTAATTCAAAAAACTCTTGATTGTGATACAGGCATTCGTGTTGAAACAATTTTTATACACACGTCGGGGGAAACAATAAGTGGCGGGGTCATTCATGTTCCCGCCGATAAACAAACACCACAAGGTTATGGCTCGGCTTTAACCTATGCGCGTCGTTATAGTTTGATGAGCGCTTGCGCAATCGCGCCCGAAGATGACGATGGCAACATGGCAGAGCAAGCGGTAAAAACAAAAAAGAATACAGCCTGATTCTGCCAGGCGGAGCAACCGAAGTGTTCGCAGAAGAACATAAGTTTATAATTAAATATGAACAAATTGTTCGAGCAATTCGTGACAAACCCAATAAGTTAGCAAGTGCAAAAAAAGCATACTTAACTAAGTTTTTATTAGAAAACAAGCCGACACGTCAGAAGTTACAGGCGTATCAAAATAGTTTAATAAACAATTTGGTTGAAGATACTATGAAAAAACTTGAGAGGGAAATAGCAAATGAACCTAAACAATCAGAGTAATTATGTTGAGCAAATACTCAATCGCATTGAATTATTTGACATTGATGCTGACATTATTAAAACACATCATAATGAAAGCCGTATCTTTTTAGCCATACTTTTGCGCGCTATGAGTGATGTTACCCTGGATAGTTCACCACTTGTTACAAGACTATCTGCTTTATGGTGGCTCATGTTTGAAACACGCAAATATCAAGTGCGAATAAGAGATTTTGGAGAAAAGCTGCTTAACATTGATCATGATTATCTGTTAGCTATTCTTAAAAATCATTTGGGTGAGGCTAAGTTTGAGGCCTTAGCAGAACAAGCTAAAAATCTTCCTAAAAAAAAGAGAGAATGGGCATGATTAAAATTGCACAATCTTTAGTTAAAGAAGCTTATGATTATGCAGTAAAATCAAAAGCTTACACGTCTAACCGTCATGATTTTCATGGCGGTGGACTTGATAATAAACAGAAAAAAATGTTTGAAGGGAAGCTTGGTGAAAAAGTGTTTAAACAATTTTTGTTATGGCATCAAATTCTTTTTGACGAAGATCATACAGATCATACACAAGCTGATGATTATGATTTTATTGTTAAAGGTAGAACGATTGATGTTAAAACAAGAACGCAACCTTTTCATACAAGAACGCTTGAGATGGTAGAACAGTTTTATAAAAAGCCTAAAGATATTTATGTATCTGTTCGACTATATCCTGATAGGTATGAAGGTGAAATTCTGGGATATATTGGGCGTGATCGTATGCAAAAAATAAATCGCATACAAAACTTAGGTTATCTTGATAACTTTGTTATTTTAGATCATGAGTTATCAGATATTGATGAGGTAATAGAGTGGGGTTAATCCCCACCTCTATTATTTATTCATGATATACATTGTTACTTCAAAACCAAAACGCATCTCAGTAGCTGATGGTGTAGTCCACATATTTAATCTCCTAAAAAAATTATTTGTCAAGATTGTAGTGTATGCTAAATAATAATAATATAAATACGTATTTGTATGAGTTGAGACTAATGATTCACCCTGACCATAATTATGTAGTATTTGACGGCTTTGGAGATTGCCTTCGATCTTTTGAAACTTTAGATGGAGCTAAAGAGTTTGTAAAATACAAGCCTGATTGCACTATTGAGGAAGTCAAACCACTTACTAACGATCAATTTACAGCCATTTATGGCGAACCCCCGTTCTAGCCCGTACAAGCCTCATGGTGAGGACTTTAATGTTTTTGATACTTACCCCTTACCTACTTTAAGATCGTGCAACAGAGAGCGTTATATGAGGTCGTTTTTCTTGTTTAACCTGTAATTCAGTCTTATGATAGTCATAAAAGATATATTTGTGTTTATGGTCGGGAGGAAGGTTAATATAATTTTCATGAAGGCAAATTCTATAAGTATCATCTAATAAATTTTCATCAGCATAAGCGTTTGCAATTTCACAATTTAAAAATGTACCCACATATAATGGATCGCCACCCATCATCACTATCAATACATATTGGAGTGGCATTTTAATGCAACTGTTTTGGTTGCGGCTCGATAACATACATGTTCATGCCCTCGGCATGAATGAGTATGAACTTGTCGTCATTCCCGTCTAAAATAATTTTGATCATAGCTTGATTATCTTCCTCTAAAATTTCAATGTTATAAATCTTTGAGCCGATCAAACGATCAAGCATCTCAGCCTGTTCAAAATCTAATTCTGTTAAACCAGTTTTTTTATCCATTCCCCGTCCTGGTTTAATACCATTGGCATTAGTTTTGGTTGTCCTTCTATGATCATACCACAGCCAACGATAAATCTATTCTTAAAATTCTTTGCATAATCAAATGCCATAGACTTTTGTGAAGTCAAACAACCTACTTGCATTGACCATATCAAAGCATCGGGATTACTAAAGTAACCAATACTAAACTTTGAATGATAATGCCCCTGAACAACGTGCATACCCATTTGCATAGACAAACGTAATACATCAGCTGACATGCCGTGCGTAAAGAAGCACCGAGTATTATCTGACAAAGTAATGGTGACATCATCTACCCATTGCCAGCCAGGGCCAACAGACAAGAACTCATTATAAGAACGCAAATAATCTTTGGGCAAGCCATATTTAAGTGCGCGCCTATATACTAGGGACGAGTGATTGCTATGAACCAATATCATTTTAGGAAAGATTTTTTCTAGTTCTTTTATATAAACACGTGACGCTCTTAGCTCGTCACCCGCAGACATTAAGTCTGGATTAGAATCGTGCATGCTGATTGCGTGCTGATCTAATTCATCACCAATATTGATAACGAGGTCTGGCTTATATTTATTTTTAAGTGCCTTAAGAAAATCAAAAGCGTGTCTGTGATGGTAGGGAATGTGGAGATCAGATATGACTAATACTTTTTTGTATTTCATATTCAATTCCATATAATTAATGTAATATAGATTTTATATCATAGATTGTCTTTCTGCAACAAGCTTTTGTTGATGCAGCGATAGCCATCATACTTATCTTTGCCACGATAAAAAGTTTCGTAGAATGTTGCGGCTTCAGTACAGGTACTAAAAGAACCCTCAATAGTTTCATGAGTGCCGAACGCTGTTACATTACTTACTATTAAAATAAACTCAATAAGCATAATTATTCCTTTTGTAATACAAGTAATACATTAACGGCCTTTAGCAAGCTGACCACCAAAATAAAATTCAACAATCATGGTAGCCCATTGGAATATTTCCTCGAACTTAAACAAGCCTTTAACTGTTTGAAAAGTTGAGCCTCCACCAAACTCAAACAAACCAAACAAGAATGAAGTAGGTTCTTCTTTAACTTCTACAACTGTATCAATACCAATAAGTCCAGCAATAGGATAGATAGCCACGAGTGCAAGTATAATCAGCATCAGAATCCTACGATTCCATGCAGCCATAGGTGATTCATTGTTAGATTGTTCACGTGCGCTTTTTAAAGAACCTTCTTTAGCAGCCAATACTTCTAGCAT